CCACCACCTTGTCGACGAGGTTCGGCGTGAACAGGCCCGTGGCGGGGTCGAAGATATCGCGGTTGTCCTGCTCCTCGACCAGTTCGATCGGCTGGCACTCGATGACATCGATCCGAACCCCGCCACCGCCGTTCGCCGGGATGACGAGGGAACCGATGGCACTGATGCCCGCGTCGAAGATGACCTTGCTCGGGTCGTCGTCGGCGTTCGGGGTTGCGTCGGGGAAGTAGGCGACCATCTCGCCGGGCGTGATGGTCACCGAATCGGTGCCAATCTGCGGCACGACCATCAACCCGCCGATGACATCGGCGAGCAGCGGGGCCGTGATGGCTGCCGGTTCGATCGCGTACCCCGCCGACGTGTCGACGATGTACTGGTCGGAGAAGAACCGCCGATGAAACGCCGACCGGTCTGCCGCGATGAACGCCTGCTCGCGGTTGAAGTCGGTGGAGATCAGCCGTTCCCTCGTGTTGTACTGCATGCGCTTGTGACCGCTCGACATGCGGCAAGCCTACCACCCGTCGGGGCGGGGTGTCAGCCTGACGGATGATCGATCATCCGTGGCGGGCGTTTCACGTGGAACCTCAGATGCAGCCGACGTTCTCGACGTAGAGATCGAACCCGACACCGGCCGCCCGCGCATCGTCGACCGCGGCCCATACCGTGCGGTAGTAGATGGCCGACATGATTGGGAATCCGTCGAAGAACGCGAGGAACGGGGCGCAGTCGAAGGCGTTGGACACCCCCTCGTCGAAGGCACACCCGAAGTCACCGAACGGAATGGGCGGCACGCCGATGAGGAAGAACGCCCTGAACTCAAGGTAGTCGAGCAGCAGCTTGAACCGGTCGGCCGGGCGGGTGCCGAAGTCGAGGTCGAACGCGAACGCAACCGCGGGGTCGACCGACGACGGGTCGCCGTCGAAGAACAGCCCGCGGAACTTCGCCTGCCCGACCTCGCGCAAGCACGCCGACCCGCCGAGCGGCACGAACACCCGGTTGGCGATGCGCCGGATCGCGTTCGGCGACACCTTGTCGGCGACCGTCGCGACCCGCTTGCGATAGCTGTCATCAGGTTCGGCCGGTTGCCGGTAGATGCGCCGTTCGTCGCCAAGCTCGTCGAGCATCGCCGACCGGCCACCGACCGGGTAGTCATCGCTGGCGATCGTGAACCCGAGGTCGGTCGCCCATCCGAGCACGCGCCACCCCGCACCGGTCGACCCCGGCGGGGAGTTGTACTGCTCCGCGGTCATGTCGGGCGACTGCTTGACCGCCACGAGCGTCGCCGTCGTGCCCGTGAGCACGCCCTCGATCTGCGTCGCCGGTACGAAGTCGCCGAACGTGCGGTCGACCACAACGTGGTCGCCGGTGTCCGTCAACCGGCGGAACACGCCGCGAGCAGTCACGACGACACCGGTGCGTTGCACGACCTCCTCGCCGACCTCGAACCCGGTGCCCACGATGGCGGCGACCTCGAACACGCCCGTGGCGGCGAGCGTCGCAACGCCGCCGTGCACCCCGACCTGTGGCTGTTCGTACCCGATGACACGCCGCACTTGCCCGGCGTTCGCCCCGACCGTCAGTTCGATGTACTGCCCGACGTGTTCGGGCACCACAACGTCGGGGTCGGGGCGCACCATGAGACGATGCCCGGCGATACCGGGCACGACCCGCGCCTTATCGTTCGCGAGCGCGGCCCCGACCTGCACGAACTGGTTGATGCTGCCCGGTTCGGGCTGGTTGTAGCCGTAGCCCGGTCGGTCGCTCACGAGCCGCAGCTTGAACGGCCCGGCCTCGCCGGGGCCGAACGTCAACGTCTCGTCGGCCACGAACTGCCGCCCGGTCTGCACGTACTGCGCGCCGTTCGGCCCCCAATCGCCCGCAACCTCGGCGATGATGACCTGCCCCTTGATGATGGTGATCGGCGTGATGAACCGAGCCGACCGTTGCACCGTCGCCGTGACCGTTGCCGGGCTCGCACCGCCCGCGGGTTCATCGGTCTGACCCGACCACGGCAGGATATACATCGCCTGCGTGGTCCGTTCGATCATCTCCGACGCCCGCGCGAGCTGTGCCGCGGCTTGCTCGTAGGCCTCGAACTGCGTGTCGACCCCGGCCGCCTTGCCGTCGATGAACGGCTGCGCGTACCCCACGTCGACAACGGACTGCCACAGCTCGATGAGGTCGTCGAGGGTCAACGCTGCCATCACACCACCGTCACGTTGGCAAGGGTCGTGCGCAGGGTCATGCCCGGCGCAGGCACGAGGTCGCCGGTCGGGGCAACGACCGCCGATTCGGTCACGATGAGGCCTTGGTTCTGGAACCGTTGCAGCACGACGTAGATCTGCGCTCGCGATAGGGTCTGGTTGACCGCGAGCGAGTTGATGAACGCCACGACCGCGTTGCGCACGGCCTCGGTCACGGTCGTCGTGTCGACGTTCGCCGCGAACGTGAGCTTGAGCGCCACGTCGACGATCTGCGGCATCGACAGTGCCGTGATGACCGCGATGCCGCAGGCCCGATACTCCTCCAACTCTGACCGCACGAACGCCCCGAGCGCGGCCGACGCCACGCCCGACGAGTCGGCGATGTAGAGCTGCACGACGCGAGCCGGTCGCGACAACGAATCGATCACCTCGTAGGCCTGTGCCGACACGACACCCTCGACCGCGAGCGCCCCGAACTCGATCGCCCCCTTCGTGCCGCGGCGGGCGGTCTGCCAGAAGCTTCGGATGCGGTTCCGGTAGTCATCATCCTCCTCGACCGGTTCGCCGCCCGCGGTCTTCGCGTCGTTGTTGACCTGCAACGTCGTGTCGAACAGGGCCGACGGCTTGTCAATCTTGCGGATCTGGTTCGCCCCGACTTGGTACTCCTTGCCCGCGAGCACCGCCCGCACGTCGCACGTTGCCTCCAACGAGGCGGGTGCGAAGGTCGCCGTCGTCGGCGTCACGTACTCGATGCCGGTGAGCGACACGAGCTTCGTGCCGATGGGCACGACCCCGCCACCGCCCGTGATGGCGGTGCGGAAGAACCGCACCGACCCGACCGCCGCGGCCGCACCCTTGCGCGGCAGTTGGTACTTGTCGAACCCGTACCGGTCGAGGTCTTCCTCCTCGGCACCGTTCAACGTGAGCGCCCGAATCCGGTCGACGAGGTGCCGCGCGACCGCGTGCGCCATGTAGGACGCCGACCCGACGAAGATGTTGATGTCGGAGCCCTCGACATCGACTTGCGCGGGGTCGATGCGCTTCGCCCGCGTCGCGACGTATCGCCGACCGATGCGGTAGAAGTCGAACCTCGTGAGAATCTCGGCCATGCGTCACCTCATCACACCGGGCTCGTCGCGTCGAACGGCACGTCGACCGCGACCGGCTTGTTGCTGTACTTGGTCACGGCACGCACTTCGAGCCAGAACAGATCGGGGCGGTTGTCGTCGCGTCGGAACCGACACGACACGTCGCGCGTCTCGGGCTCCTGCCGGATCTGCGCTTCGGCATCCGACGTGAGCGCGTCGCGCACGCCGGGCCGCCCGAGCTGCTTCACTTGGTCGGGCAACCCAACTCCGTAGGTCGGCAGCCACGCGAACTTGCCCTTGCGCGTCATGCACCGGCGGAACACGCGCTTGCGGTAGCTGTCCACGCCGTCGTCGAACGCGAGGTCGCCCTGAGCATCGACCGGGATGGTGCCGAGGAGGAGCGAGTCGGTCGTGTTCGGCAACGGGTCGAGCATGCCCGCGCGGTTCTGCGGGTTAGCGATGTCCTTCGACGACACGATGAGGTCGACCCGCGGTTGCATGAACCCGCGCGACAGCCCATCGAACAGCCGCGAGGCCGATGCCGGGTCGAGCAGTTGCCCGCCGACCGCACGCAGGCCGTTGCACGCGACCCGATACACCGACGGCCATGGGGAGAACGACCGGTCAACCGTCAGGTCGAGCATGGTGCCGCGCGACCCGGCGACCTCGGCGATCTCGACCGCGGCGGGGAACACCGGCCGCGGTTGCGCCCCGTCGGCACCGGTCGAGGTCGGGTCGGTCGTCACCGAGTAGCGTTCGACCGACGCCGCATCGCCGCCTTCGAGCGTGCCCGTGAACAGCGGGGCTGCGTTGAACTCAAGCCGCACGACGTTCTCGCGCACGGCCATCGCTCGCAGCAGTTGCAACGCAACGATGCCGCCGCCACCCCACGGGATGAGGCCCCACGGACCACCGCCCCATCCAGCACCGCTCACGGCCGCACCCTCACGTCGAACGCGAAGTCATCGTCGGTGAGTACCCCGAACGCATCGGCACGTTCGATTCGGAAGCCGTTGACCGTCTCGTTGTAGACCGTGCACGAGCCGCCCGTGTTGCGGGCCGTCGCCACCACTGCATAGTTCGCGTTGGGCATGGGCGCGATGAACGCGATGTCGACGATGCCCGGCGACACGTAGGTGGCGGCCCCGATGTTGAGCGACGATGCGAGCGAGGCCGGGCCGCCCGGCGGCAGGATGACACGCCCCCATGCGGGCGATGCACCGACGACCCCGCGGCGGATCACCTCAAACCACCGATACCACTCGCGCGACCACCCCTCGGCGTTGCCCGTCGGGTCGATGACATCGGGCACGTTGTGCTCGACCGTCTCTTGGAACGCAGGCACCCGCCGCGGTAGCTGTCCGGGGTCAAGCGCAAGCACCGCACCCGCGTAGAACGTGATACGCGCAACGTCGTCGGCCGACGCCCCGAGCCCCGCACCCGAATCGACGGCAAGCTCGACGTGATACGTGCCCTCGACATCGATCGGAGCGAACAACGTCGCCGCGGCTGTCGGGGTCGCGAGCAGCGACGTTGCCCGCACGCCCGCGTTGATGTCGATGGGCCGGTGGATGATGCGCCACAGGTAGGCGAAGAACGGGCCGCCGACCGACGAAAGCGTCACCGGTTGCCCGAGCACGAGGTCTTCCCGCGCGAACCCCGGCACGCCCGGTGGTCGCTTCAACTGGTCGATGGTGATCTGGACGGCCATGCAGGCAGTCTACAGCCGACGGCACCGATGCCGCCACCCCGGCACGGATGATCGATCATCCGTCAGGTGTCGGCGTCGAATGGGTCGGGGTCCGACGTGCCGACACGGCCACCACCGAACCCGAACTCGGCGTCGATGGGGTTCGACAGGTCGCACTTGAGCCCGAGGAAGAAGCTGAACGTCGGCGGGAACGGAAACGGCGGGAACTTGAACTTGAAGCTCAGGTTGAAGTTGAACACCGGCGGGAACTGGAACCCGCAGATCGACGCCCCGCTCGGCGATGGCTCGAACGAGAACGACGCATCGACCGCGGCCTGTGCCGCCGGGTCGGGCGCATCGGGGGGAGGCGGGAACCCCATCGCCGGTTAGGCCGGGCTGTAAGGGTTGCAGTTGCAGTTCCCAAACCGGACATACAACGGCGGGCACAACGGGTTCGTCGCTTGGCACCGGCTCTGCGTCCACGCGAGGCGGGCACGGGCCGCGGCAACCTGCATCTCCTCCCACGTCACAGCACCGCGTGCCCGCATCATGGCAGCCCACTCAGCGAACACCCACGCCGGGTCGCCGAGCGTCATAAACGTCGGGTTGATGACCTCGCATCCGGCGTCGATTGCCGCCTGCTTCGTCGCGTTGTCGGTCAGATACTCACCGGCCCACAACAGCACGGTCGGCAGTTGCACCCCGCGCATGAGCCACCGGGGTTCGCCTTCGGGACCGGGGCCGTGCCCGTACACCACGACATGCACGCACGGTTGAACGATTGGCGGGGGCCCGAACCGAGTGCAGGGCACCGTTCCGCTCACGCCCGCGACACGCGCCCACACGTCATCGCCCGCGGCACCCATGAGGAACGCCTCGATGTCCTCCCATGGTGCACCCCGACGCCGCATCTTCGTCGCGGTCATCAACGACGAACCAAGCGTCGATTCGTCGGCAAGCACGCCGCCCTCAGCCTGCACCGCGTAGGCGCGGTCAACCTCGCTCGGCGGGAACACGCTCCCTGGTGCAACCGGGCCGCCGGGCATCTGCACTTGGTTGAGTAGGACGAGGTTGCTCATGCCCCGAGGCTACCATGCCCCGGTCGGCGGGTCAGCCGATGATGAGGCCGGGGCAACCGATGCCGGGCGAGGTCTGCGGGAACGATGACACCTTCGGCAAGCACGCCCCGAACGCCGTCGCAATCGCCGCCATGCTCGCCGTCAACGTGCCTGTCATCGGGGTCGACTGCGCAATCGGCACCGCGAGCGCGTAGGCCGCATCGGCGAGCGGCAACGCCATCAACGGGGCGAGCGCGGCACCGGTGAGCGGGCCGGGGTTCGCCGTGCCAATCGCAATGCCAAGCTGCATGAGCATGTGGGCGACGAGGTTGACGACCGATTCAGTCGTCGCCGCGTGTTCCGTCGCCGCGTTGCCCGACGTGATGATGTTGAGAGCATCGGGCACCGACAACGTGTTGTTGCCGACCCCGCCCGTCGCGCTCAGGTTCAACACCGCGTCGTCGAGCCGCAAGCTGATGCACTTGTCGGTGAAGTTGAGCTGGATGAGCGCCGACCCGTCCTTCGTTGATAGGCCGATGACATCGGAGCCGATCTGGAACCCCGACGAATCGCCGTTCAACAACGTCACAGCCCCCTTGCTGTCGATGCCGATGAGCGCCCCGGTGAGCGCCGACCGAATCGTGTAGGGGCCTGCGTACTCATGCACGACCGGGGTGCGGCACCGGCGGAAGCCAAAGGTGTTCGTCGTCGGGTCCTGCCCGGCGACCGAATCCATGGGGAACTTGTCAATCGCGTTGTTGAGCCGACCGATGATGCAGCAGTCGGCCGTTTCCGCCCCCTCGGGGATTGCGACCAGCACCTCGTCGCCCTTGACGTAGGGGTGGAACTCCCCCTCACCGTTGCCCGCAACCGACCCCGCCGTGCGGCAGTACACCGGCACCATCGACGGTTGCAGCATGACCTTGACGAGCGGCCCGTACTGCTCATCGAACACGACCTCGGGTTCGGTGTCGTCCTGCGTCTGCCCCTCGACGAGCCCGTAGCTGATCCATTGCCGCGGGTCGATGCCGGGGAACCGCAACCCTTCGGCGAACGTGCGCAGGTCGAGGCCGAGTCGGGGCAACGAACCGGGTCGGCGGGGTCGGGCCATGGCTACTCGCTCTCCACGTTGACCGTCGTCGGTTGCACGTTCAATGGCGGCGGCTCGATCTGCTCGCCCGGCGGCAGCACCTTGTCGGCACGAATCTCGATGTAGTTGATGAGTTCGAGGTCGAGCTTCACGCCCTCCTCGTTCGACCAGTCAATCTGCATCGACCGCAACCGGAACGTCTTGGGCAACCCGATGTTGTTGACCGCATCGCTGTACGTCTTCGCGAACTCGCGCGAGTACCCGATGCGCCGCAGGAACCGTTCGGCGTCGGTCACGGTTGCGTCCTCGGCCTCGCCGACCGTGAACACCATGTCGCGGTCGATGCCGACATCAACCGGGTCGCCCGGCTTGAGGTCGAGCAGGTCGGGGTCGGCATTGCCACCGCCGAACGAAGCGAGGTTCTTCGTCGACGCCCGCACTTGCACCTCGTTGCGCGACTGCGTTTCGTAGTAGGTCTGCGCGATGAGGCGCAACGTCTTTTCGTCCTTCACGCCCTGGATGCGGACCACTTGCCACTTCTCGTCGGTCGCGTTGCCCGGCGGTGCCCGCAACACCCGGTCGCCCTTGAGCGGGTATCGGGCGACGAGCGTCTTCTTGCGTTCCCCGTTGTAGCACCGCACCTCGATGTTCGTCGGCACTTGCTTCGTGAACCGACGCCGCACCGACATCTCGGCGAGGTTGCGCCCGTACACGAGCAGCCGGTTCTTGAGCACCCGCCCCGACGGCAACACCCGCCCCGTGAACGGGTCGTCGGGCCGCGTGCCGTAGCGGTTCGAGTACTTCGTGTGCGGCGGTTGCACGATGACCGTTACGCCGTCGAAGTAGGCGACATGCCCGACCGCCCCGCACACGTCGACGATGTAGTCCCACACCGTGAGCTTGCTGTCGCCGCCCCCCTTCGGGGCCGGGCCGAGATTCGGCCGGAACGCCGTCTTGGCGAGGGCATCGCCGAGCACCGGCGGTGGCGTGCCGACCGGCCGATACTCGACCGCGAGCCCGCGGAACTGCGGGAAGTTCGCGAGGTAGTTTGCAATCGCCTCGTCGAGTGGCTTCTTGCCGTCGATGGTCAACGCGGGCGGTGCGGGCTGGTCGACGAGCAGGCGCGAGTTGTCGCTGCACTCCAACCGCACGATCGGTTCGTCGTCGTCGGGGAACTCCGTTTCAATGTCGTCGACCCACCCCTGGAACCGAAGGTTGGTTCGCGGCTTCCCGGCCGAATCGGTGAACGTGTCGGGCACGACGTTCAATGGTTCGCCGCTGCCCTCCGCACCCGATGCACCCGACGGCCGCGATGCACCCGCGAGCCCTCGACGGAAGTCCTCGGCCGTGACCGTGCCGAGGTAGAACTCGCCCGCACACGACCGGATCGCCCGCGGGTCGAGCGGGAAGTCGGAATAGCGCAGCTCGACCGATAGCTTGTTGCCGTCCCTGATGCCCTGCATGCGCAACGTCGCCGTGACCGGGATGATGCCGCCGACATCGCGAGTGAGATTGTCGCTGCTCGTCGTTTGCTGCTGCGGCGGGCCGCCGGGCAACGGGCCGCCCTTCGCCTTGAGCTTCCACGCATCGCCGTCCTTGACGACCGCGAGCGCCGGGTCCTGCCCGGCACCGCGCATCGTGAGCGGCTTCTTCGCCGGTGGCGGCGGCAGCAACCGCGACCCGTAGTCCTCGAACCGAATCGACAACCGGACCTTGGCCGACGGGAAGTAGTTCTGGGGCGGCACTTCGCGGTCGGGCATCGGGTCACTCCCCCACGAGGTTCTTGATGGTGGCGAGGTTGGGGATGATGAGCACCGCCCCGACCGGCGGTGCGACCGCGAACGCGACCGGCTTGCGCTTGAGCCCGCCACCGACCGGCACGACCGGCGGCAGCGAGTTCTTGTTCACCTTCGCGATGGCGTACCCGTAGTCGGGCGTCTGGTAGAACATCAGCGAGATCGACGCATAGGTGTCGCCCTTGCGCGCGATCCATACCCCGATGATGTCGGCGGGTGCCGCGCTCGACTTCGTGCGGCCCGAACCCGTCGGCCGCGATGCGCCCCGGTCGCGCGACCGTTCGAGCAGCACCACCGCCGAATCGGTCGCCTCGTTCACGTTGTCCTCGGCCGACCCGAAGTAGCTCGTCGTCTGCAACAAGTTCGACACCTTGTTCTGGAGCGCGAGCGTTTCCGGGGCCGGTTGCGAGATTGCATCGCAGAACTGCGTGCACACCGCGACCGCGTTCGTCGCCGTATCGACGCACTCGCCCGCGAGTTCGGCGGTCAACCCGCGCATCTTGAGCGCGAGGTCGCCGATGTGCTTCAGCCGGTTCGTGATGGCGTCGCCGAACCGCGTGAACGATTGAAGCATCTTCATCGGGCCGTTGGCGAAGGCCTCGATGTCGCCGAGCGTGAACGTCGTCGCGGGCGGGTTCTGCGCCCGTTTCGATTGCTTCGCCGACGCTTGGTCGCTGAGGGCCTTCGACACCGCGTCGGCGAACTTCGCCTTGGCGTCGCGCACCGCCGCGTCAACGTCCTCGCCCCGCAGCGCAATCGCCCGTTGCATGACCCGACCGCGCGAGATCCACTCGAACTTGATCAGCCATTGAATGTCGTCCATGCGGATATGCTTGAACGTCCACTCAGCGGCCCGGCCCTCGCGCATGATCGACCGCGCATCGTCGTCGGAACCGGTGGACCACGTGACACGCAACCGCGTGCCCGCGTTGAACAGCACGTCGAGGATCTCGCGCATCGTCGACGCCCGCACGATCGCCTGCTGCGGTGCACCGGCGGCCGACGTGAACCACGACGGGTCGACGATCATGCGGGTCGTGTTCCACTCACCTTCCCATTCCGACGGCAACTCGATCGGGCCGAGCACCTGTTGCGTCGCCTCGGCGTTGTTGCCGACGTACCACTTCGTGGACAGCCGCATCTGCGACCCCCAGGCGGCCCCCTGAAACGGCAACGCCGCACCGATGAGCCCGACCTTGCGCTTGTCGCCCGTCAGCTCCTCGATGACGATTGTGGATGATTGCTGAACAGCCACGCCGACCTCCCGTCGTCAATGCGCGGCCGGGGTCGGCGGGTAGCAGTCCGTCAGTGGCAGCCCTTCGCCCCGGCCATCGTCTTCGTCGCCCACGTCGCAAGGGGCGGCTCGCCCTTTGCGCCCTTGCCGCCCTTGGCACCCTTGGCTGCCGCGGGCGGTGCGGCCGGGGCCGTTGCGGGTGCGGCGGGTGTCGTGGCACCCGCCGCGGCATCCTCCGGGGTCATCGTCGCAAGCTGCCCGACCTGCGCAATGGCGTCGGCCAGCATCGACTTGATCTCCTCGATCTGCGCCGCGGCACCGGCCGCAGCCGTGATGTCGTCGTCCTTCTTCGCCTCCTCGGCCGCTTTCACGATGTCGTCGGCGGTGTCGACCGCCTCCTCGGCCGACGCGAGGATGGCATCGGCCGTCGACGGGTCGTCGAGTTCATCGATCGCGTCCTGCAACTGCTTGAGCATGTCGGGCAGTTCGTCGGCGCACGCCGTCGCCTGTTCGACGAACTCGGTTGTGCTGTGCAGTTCGGTGCCCGCCGCGGCCTCGGCCGCCTGCGTCTCGGGCGATTCGGCCGCCTCGTCGGCCGCCGTTTCCTCGCTCTCCTCATGCGGAACTTCCGCACCGGGGCCGGTCGCTCCCGTTGCACCGCACGCAGCCTGCACCGCCGTCGTGCATGCCTCGACGCATGCGTCAACGGTCTCGGGCGGGCACGACGCCGCGCACGCCGCCTGCACCGCCGTCGCGCATGCCTCGGCAAGCTGTGCCCGGCACTCCTCCTCGGTCACACCGCCTTCAGCGAGCGAGGCCGCGACATCGTTGCAGGCCGCAACGCATGCGTCGGCGCACGCCGACGCGCATGCCTCGGCCGATTCGGGCGGGCAGGCCTGCCCGCATGCGGCCATCACGGCTTCGGTGCATGCCGCCGCGCACTCGGCGCAGACCGCCTCGACATCGGCACCCGTCAGCATGCCGGTGCCGTCGGCATCGTCGTCGTCCACACCCGGCACCGGACCAACCAAACTCTTGAGCAACGGCATCGGCATTGCGCACCTCGTCAGTTCCTTCGGCGAGGCTACCACGCCGCCCCGCGTTCATCCAACCCCGTCGGTCACGTACCAAACGGGCTCGTGGTGATGGCCTGCAACCGGTTCTCGACAACGCGGGCGATGTCCCGCTCGAACACGATCGCAACCCGGTCGGGGTCCTGATCCCTGAAGTTCTGCTCGATCTTGAACGTCGCCGACCCGATTGACACCTTCGGGGCGGCTGGCTTCCCCTTGTCGCCCTTCGCCTTGTCCTTCGATGCGGCACCCTCAAGCTGCTTCGCAAGTTCGTCGAGTTCGGCTGACTTGCCCTTGATCATGTTCGCGAGGCTGTCCATCGCATCGCCGGTCAACGCCGTCGAATTGAGGAACGCCGCTTGCAGCTCCTTGTTCTTCACGAGCACGTTCGCGATGTAGACCGCGACCGCCTCGTTGTGCGTGTTGATGGCCCCCGTGAACCCGGTCGACAGCTTCTCGACAGCCGGTCCCATGTCGACCGTCGACAGGTCGACCCCGGCCTGCCGCAGGTTGTTGAACACCGCGGCCATCTTATCGAACTGCTCGACCTGTGCCCGTGCGGCCCGATGCGCGGCCCACGTTGCGTCGGCGACCTCGCCTATCTGCCGGGTGTTCATCCCGGCCTCCTCGGCCCACTTGATCATCGCCGCCCGGCGGTCGTTGAACGAATCGATCTCCTGCTTCGTCCACTCGCGTAGCATCGTGTTCTGGTCGTTCCGCATGCCCTTGAACATCTCGGCGACCGCGGCCGCGTTCTTCGCGTCCTCGCTCGTCAGGCCGCCCTCGTCGATGAGCTTCTTGGCCTGCCACGCCGCGGCACCGACACCCGCGACCGCGAGGGTGAACGCCCCGAGCGCGGCCGCCGCACCCGCGGCACCGGCACCACCCGCCGCGATGCCAAGGGCGGGCACACCCGACGCCGCAAGGCTCGTCACGCCCCGACCGACATCGACGGCCGCACCGGCAATCGGGGCCGCCGTCTTCGCCCCGTAGATGAGGGCAATCTCGGTCTTGTGCGCGAGGATGAACGTCACGACCTCCTTCGCGAACTTCCACGCATCGACGATCGCATCCTTGATCTCGACCTGATGCTCCTTGATCCACTTGAACCCCTCGCGGATCGATTCACCGGCCGCGGTCACGGCCTTCGACACGTCGCCCGACATCGACTTCGCGAACTCCTCGACTTGGTCACGCGACCGCTTCATCCACTCGACAAGCCGCTTCAGTTCGGGCATCAACGCCCGCAACAACGGTTCGCCGAGCTTTTCCTTCGCGACCTCCCACGCGGTGTCGAGGGATTGCACCATCTGCTTGAGCGACGGTTCGGCCTTGCCCATCGACCCCGCAAGCTGGTCGAGCCCGGTCGCGAGCGCCTTCGTGCGTTGCTCCTCGGTCATCTGCGCCCACAGGGCGGCCGCTTTCTTCGTGTTATCGCCGAAGATGCCCGTCGTTTGCAGGAGCTGGAACAGTTGCCCGCGGGTGCGCAGGATGCCCTCACCCATCATGCCGAACTCGGTCGCGACCGCCGACACGTCCATGCCCATGACGCCCGCGATCGTCGCCATCTTGCCGATCTGGTCCTTCGCCGACGCAACCCCGGCATCGGTCGCCCCGGTCAACGTGAGCAGTTGCCGGAACCCTGCCGCGATCTGGTCGCCCGCGACACCGGCGTTGATGGCAATCTCATCGAGCGAGTCACCGAGCGCGTTCGCGTTGTCGTAGGCCCGCGCCCATGACGACCCCTGCGCGGTCATGATCAACGCCGCGACCGCGTTATCGGCAGCCTGCCCGGCCGCCGCGGCGTCGAGGAACGACTTGCCGAAGTTGTAGACCGAGTGAATCGCGGGCATGAGGTTCACGGCCGCGAACGTCGACAGCATGTTGCCGAACGCCGACGCACCAGCGTGCGCCTGCTGCTCCGCTGCCGCCGTCTCCTTGAACCCCGACTTGATCTGGTTGAGCGCCGACGATGCGCGGTCATCGAGGGTCAGCGTGGTCCTGACGTTGACATCGGACATGAGGGAAGCGTAGCGCCGGGCCGCACCGCCCGGCAACCGCCGACGGATGATCGATCATCCGTCGGGCCGGGTCATAGGTCCGTTTCCCGCTTCGATGACATCGGGTTCTCGGCCTTGAGCAGTTCCGACGTTTCGTGCACCCACGACCACAGCTCGTCCACCGGCATGTCGCCGAACGTCGCCGCTTGCTGGTGCATGTAGCGGCCGAGATACGCCGCGCGCCATGCCCGAATCCGCATCATCTCGGACGGGTCGAACGATGACGCGATGAGTGCATCGAACCGGGCACCGTCGGCGTCGGTGCCCGTGAACTGCGCGAGGGTCCGAAGGCGTGCCCGCACCACGTCGGGGTCGAGCGTTTCGCCGTCGTCGTCGACCCTCAACCCGTCGTGCGCAGCTCGATGCAACTCTCGAAAAAAGTGCGGCGGTCATCCTCCGACAGCACGTGCAGTTGCGTGTAGATGCGGATCAGCATCTGCCTGCACTTGCCGCCGACCTCACGCCACCACTGGTCGATGTTGCCGGGGCCGGGGTCGCCCGACCAGTCGACAACGTGCCCGTCGACCGACCGGATCATCTGCTTGGCGAGTTCGTTCGCCGCCCGGTTCGGGTCGCCGATCGCACGGCCGAGCGCCACCTTCTCGTCGATGTCGGTGAGCCCCCACACGATGCACTGACGATCGCCACGATGCGGTGCATCGGTCCACTCGGCCTTGAACCGGATGAACGCGACCTGACGCCCGCGAGGGAACTTGAGGTTGGGCGGCACGGTTGCCCACTTCGGCGCACCGCCCGACCGTGCGTCGGGTAGTGGCGCGAACTGTCGTGGTGCCGGTTCCTCCGCAGGCGGGCTCAGGTCATCGTTCGTCGCGGGGTACGTTTCGTCTTCGAGGGCGAGTGGCTGCTCCTCGTCGACGGCCGCGGGTGCGGCGGTTGCGTGTTGCTTCGTTTCCACTGTCCTATCCTCCCGTTGAACAAGTGGGCTGGCGGTCGGCAGGAGGTGCCGCGGCCCGTCGACCGCTGCGACCGAACCGCCAAGCCCATCCGTTGACCGTTGCCGGGGTCGCGACCGTCGCGTCACGGCAACGAGTTCTTCTGCACCGTTCGTTCGCTGGACTTGCCCTCGACCTTGACCTTCACGAAGTCGCCGCGGGATGCAATCGAGGTCGGCTGCGCCCCGAACCGCACGTCCTTGTAGGTCAGGATGAGGGTGTCGCCGTTCGAGTAGAAGTCGGTTCGCACGACGTTGAACACCACGTCGGGCGTCTTGCGTTGTGCCCGGTCGATGATGGCGGTCTGGAAGTCGACCCACGCCGCCTGAGTGACCTGGAACTCCAGATCCATCGAGTACCCGCGCAGAATGTCGTCGAATCGGTCGACGGGCTCACCGAGGAACCCGTCCTGCTTCGTTTCGAGCATGACCGAATCGTTGAACGAACCGATGGCCGCGATCGTTGTCAGCGGTTGACCCGCCTGCACCAACCGAATCTCGACCTCTTGACCCTTGAGTCTTGCGTCGGCCATGACCGCGCCTCCTTACGCCGCCTGAGAGATGTTGACCGTTTCGCCGACCTGCGTGTCAAGCACGATGACGTCCATCGACGGCAACGTGCGAACCCGCAGGATGATGCGGAACAGCCCCGCGGCAAGCGTCTCGGGCGTGTTCCCGCTGATGGCGTCGATGAGGTAACCCTCGATGCGCTGGTTCGCGGGGTTCGCGTCGCCCCGCAACGTCGACATGAACGAATCGATCTCGCCGACGATGAGCGCCCGGCGCACCCGCGTCGCAAGCTGCTTGCTGAAGGCGTTGAGCCGCAGGCTGAGGGTGTCCGTGATGAAGTCGGCCATGCGTTGCCGGTTGATGTTCTTGAGGTTCGGGTTGACCAGCGGGTCGACCGACGTGACACCGGACTGGATGATGGCGACCCCCTGCTCCATTCGGAGCGACGCGATACCGGCCGCCTTGAACGCCCGATAGTCGCCGATCGCGAGGTTCTGCACGTCGGCGTTGCCCGTTTCGACCGACAGAATCTCACTCATGAAGTCGGTCGCCTGCCCCGGATTCTCCTCGGGCGGAAGCTGCGACAGCACCGACGACACCCACAGGTCGAACCCGACATCGATCTGCCCGTCGGCCGTGAACCCCGGCCCACCGGCCGTTCCGACCGCCGCGATCTGCGGCACGTAGATGTGAGCGCCGGGGTAGCAGTACACGACCCGGCCGTGCCGATATGCACCGACGCCGGGCTGCGCTGCGATCGACTTCGCCGCGGCACGGGTCGTCTTGAGCGGCGGCCGGATGACAGCCATGCGGCCGAAGCACCCCTCCGACGAGGCCTCGATGACGTTCGTGCGAAGCGCCGTTCGGATGGCGTTCGACTGCCGTGCTGATGCGATGACGTTCGTCTGCCGCACGATGCTCGACAGGTTCTTCGTCGTGTCGAGCGCCGCCACGTACTTCGCGTCGAGCTGCGGTTCGGTGAGCGCGGCCGCGAGCGCGAACGGGTTGATGACCGCGAACGCACCGACGGTCTGGATCGGGAACGGCAGCACCGTCACCGACCCCGCACCCGCACCCGCCGTCAACGTGTCGTCGGTCGACGGCCGCACCTTGATGCTGTACGGGCCGGGGTTGTCGGCCGTGACCGCGGTGGTCTGCGCCGTCACCCATTCGGTGCCGACGCCATCGCGCACTCGCGTGCCCGCGGGAATCGCACCGTCGACGCCGACCGCGGCATCGGCACTCTGCCCGGCCGTGAACCCGAGCGCGGTTGCCGTCGTCGCCGTCACATCGAGCGTTCCGGTCAACGGGGTCGCCGTGTTCGCCATGAGCAGCTTGTTGGTCGCCGAGTCGCGCGTCACGTTGACCGCGGGGTTGGCCGCGTTGATGACCGCATCGACCTCGGCCGACGACACGGCGTCGATGTTGCCGACGTTGCCCGTGCCGTTGACGACCGTGGGTGCGCCCGTCGTGCCGTTGTGCACGAGCAGATCGAAGCCGGGAATCGCCGCGATACCCGTGCCGCCGGTGAACTGCACACCATTCGGGGCCGGGCCGGGCGTGTTCGTCTCCCACCGCACCCGCGTGCCGCCGAGGTTGACACCCGTCGACCCCGCCGTGCCGTTGACGAACGTCGTCGTGAGCAGACCCGCGAACTCGGCCGCCGTCACGGCATACACGTCGGCGACATTGTTCGGGCCGGGGTTGACCAGTGCAGCGGGTGCGAGCCCGAGCGACACGAGCACCGCGGGCGTGCCCGCGACGATTGCGCCACCCGCGCTGCTGCCCTTGCGATCGGTGCGAATCTCGACCTGACCACCGTTGTCGAGCGCCGCACCGCCCGTGAGCTGCCCGTTGATGGTGTTGAGGAACGCGGCTTGCGTCGCTTCGAGGCCGGTGAAGATGATGGTCTGGTTGCCGGGGATTCCGTTGATCTGCACCACGAGGATGTCGCCCGGTAGCACGGCCGCGTAGGTCGCACCGGCACCCGTGATGCTCGCCGCCGTCGCATCGATCGTGAGCGTGTCGGCGATTGCTTGGTTGTCGACCTTGCCGATGAACGTGTCGCCCGGCACGAGCGCAACTGGGAACGAAGCTGCGTGCGAGGTCGCCGAGCCCTTCGTGCCCGACAACGACAGCCCGAGCTTCGCGAGCACGCCCGCGGGTGCTTCGCTGACAATCCGCACCTCGCCGTCGGTGCCGCGCACACGACCGGTGAACCGGATCGCACCACCGAAGTTGCTCGCGAACGTGAACCCCGCCGTCTGGTTGATGCGGCTGATGGCGTCGCCGATCGTCACGTCGGTCGCGAGGAACGTGACCGTGAAGTCCGTCTCGGCATCGTAGCCGATCGTGATGGTGTCGCCGTCGGCGAGCGCCCCGACGAACGCACCACCCGTGAGCACCGCGGCCGTCGCGTTGAACGTCGCGACGAGCGGGCCGCCGCCAACGTCGGTCGTGATGAACTGCCCCGGTTCGAGGTCGAACGAGAAGTCGCTCGCACCGAGCAGCCACGCGAGCCGCCGGAACTCGACAGCACCCACCGACGTGTCGACACGCACGACGTTGAGCTGGCGGAACCGCTTCTTGGTCAGACCGATGAACCCGTTGCCGTTCCAGTACTCGGGCGTGATGGCACCGTCGGCCTTGCGCGTTCGGGCGCACGGATTGTTCGACGGCGTGCCGTCGTACACGAACCCGAACCCGCCGAACGCCGCGAGGAAGTCGGCCGACGATGCAACCTGATAGGGCGTCTCGAACGGCCCATCCTCGAACTCGGCGATGAGCGTCACCATGCCCGTGCCGACCCCGGTCAACTGCGCCGGTGGTTCGCGATCGATGATGACGACGCCCTCGATCGCCAGCAGTTCTTCCATTCCGGGGTCGAACGTGAATCGTCGAATGAACCCTGCGCCTGCCATGGTGCCTCCAATGCGGTGCCGATGTTGGGGATGCTGCCATGCCCCGCCCGGCACGTCTAGTGCCCGCTATGGGCCG